CGCAACCGCTAGTTCGTTCTCGGTCATTCACGTACCTTTCGGTTCCTGGCGTACCCGGCCAGTCGGGTTAAACATTAGTTAACAGATTTAAGTTCGGGTGTCCAATAGCTCATCCCGCCCGCCCAGATGCGGCACGGATGCTCAACAGCCGCCGGGTTAAGCCACTCAACGCCGGGGCCACCTTGAGCCAGCACAGCAGGATCGTGGCCCTGCGACGCATAGTCTTCTGGCAGCGGATCAGGACGCGGGCCTGCGATCTGCGTCAGGCGCACGTTCACATGGTAGCGGTTGTCCATGACGGCGGGCGTGATGATCTCGCCATCGGGGCCAACAACAGCCGGGGTGACAACCACGGGGCCGATTTCGTCAATGTAGCAGCCGTTGGGGAGGTCATCATAGGTGAGGCTGACGATGGCAGCCCACGCATCCCATGTGGCTTTGTCGGCGGCGCGGTACATGAGGTCGTTGCCCATTATGCAGTCCTCGCTTGAAGTTCGGCGTTAGTCAGGCGGCGCGGTATGTAAGTGATCTGGCGGATGTGGCCGTTCATATAAAGAACATCCGCAACATTTCCTAGGCCAAGCTTAGATACGCTCGGGACAGTTCCCGAGGTGTCTGTTCCGGTAATAGCGCCATTGGCGGCTCCGGCAAAATCATTCAACTTGTACGAAAACGCATTTTTGAACGCCACATTATTAGTCACAGTCGTGAATGGTATTGCAACCTGAATCGTGGTAGCAAATGTCACAAAAATAGTTTCCGCCGTTGGGTTGCGGCGCACTCCCATAAAATTGCTTACCGTGCCATCATTGAGAGCTGCGGCGTAGTTAATAGAACCTAACCCAATATAATCGGCAGACACAACCAATGCGCCTTCCGTCGCGTTATACGGAAACTGGCTCGTTGCCACGCTGGCAACGTCGGCGTTGCGGGTTACAGAAGCGGCAGCCGTGGGGATATAGGAGGTGGCGAAGGCTCCGGCTTCAAGCTGTGCGTTGCTCACAGTTCCTGTAACCGTAAGTGTCAGCGTTCCAGCGGTTGGTGTAAAAGTGAGTGTTACGCGGTTAGGGTATACACCCGTTCCAACCAATGGTCCGGCACTTGATGCGCCAGAAAGCGTGACAGTTCCGGTTCCGTAAAACGACAGTGTATGTGCTGTTGCCGTAACAGTGACACTTTGCGTTGAAAGTGTCGCGCTGTTTAACAACAAATTCGTCCGCTGCTCCTCCACCAGCAGCCCACAGGCCGCCAGTGTTGACGGGTCGTAGTCAAGGCGGGGGCCATAGGCGGCGGCAGCACTAGGTGCCGCGCCAAAGTTAGGTGTGTAAGGGTCAAGGCTTGCGCTGTCGGAGAGTTGCGCGCCCCATGCGTAGACGGCATCACCGGATGTTACAATGCGAATGCCTGGTGTTCTAGTTCCCGCCGTTGGCGTCAGTGTGGTGCTAAACCTTTGCCAGTCCGCAGTTACCGCCGCAGTAACATAGGTCGTGCCGTCTACAGTGATCTCCACAGTGCCCGTGCCCGTTTTGCGGCGAAGCCAGATAGAGAATGTGTACGGGCTGGCAAGAAGGCTTAAAGACGCCAGCAGCGTGCCGTTGCCTGCCGTGGCTGCTACGTCAATGGAGTTGGCAGATCCATTTGGCGCGGCGACAGCAACTTGCGTATCGGTGGTGTTGGTGTTGGTCCAACCCGTAGTCAAAAGTTCCGAGAACCCCAACAGGTTCTTCGGCGTGCTGGGGTTATAGTACGGATACGCGGAGGCGTTGGCTTGCATCCCGCCAAGGTCGGAGCGGTAGAGGTGTGCGCCCCATGCGTAGACTTCATCGCCGCTGGTTACAATGCGGATGCCCGCGTTCTTCGTGCCAGCCGTCGGAGTCTGCGTGACAGTGTAAAGCACCCAATCATTGGTAATCGTGACGGTTGTGTATGTTCCGTTGTCGGCAGCAATCTGAATGTTGCCCGTCCCGGTTTTGCGGCGCAGCCACACGCCAAAAACATACGGTGCAGCAGCAGCAGTGTAGGACTGCAAAACCGTGCCGTTAGCACCTGACGCCGCAATAGTGTCTGCGGTAGTCGTGCCATTCGGTGCTGCAATTGAATTTGCAGCCACCGTTGCAGACGTTTTCGTCCAGCTAGAAGTGTCTAGTTGCTCACTTGCCAGCAGCAGATTATGCTGTGCCCACTTGATGTAGCCGTCACTGTCCGTCACGGTGGCAAGAGAACCGCGCGAAAAAGTAATCGGACCGCCTTGCGCCAGAAAAGGAGTTCCGCCGTATTCCATCTGGGTGTTCCTTGGAGATGTCCGAACCAGCGCATTACCCTGCACCCCTCCGGCCGTGAAATCGGTAGCGTAACCAGACGGCTCAGAACCTAGCAAGTATGCTGCCGCTGTTTCTGTATTAAGCTGACCAGACGACAACATCATCACGCCATAGCTGGCCTGGTAATAGTCTATGTACCGTTTGATACGGATTTCGCCGTCGAAGCCAGCAGGAGAGCGGATCATGCGTAATACGACACGTTGAGTGTTGCAGAAGCAAGCTGCTCGATAAATCGGATAGCCTTGAGGTCGCCGTCGTAGGACAGCGACACGCCCGTGGCCAGCGGCATCCCGACCGAGGCGGTTGGCGCCGTGCCGTCGTCGCGCCAGCGAACAGCTTGCGTATCAGCCACAATCAGCGCCAAATTGGCCCCAACTGGAACGGTCAGTGCCGTTGATGCAGACAAGCCGACGATCTGCTGGTAACCCAGACACTGCGTGGTGGTCTTCAAACCCATGGTGCGCGTCCTTATGCGAGAAACTTGAGCTTATAAATGGTTGTATAGTACAACCCGACGATCTCGTCGATGACGTTCTGAAGCGGCGTGCAGTCCTTGTCTACGACCTTATACCGCACGTCTTCGATTTCTGTTGCCTGACGCTCCAGAAACTCCAGCACGTTGTTCGACTTGTCGGCTGACATGAGCATGACCGGCCCGATCAGGCCGTACTTGCCCTGGTACATCTCCGCGAACTTGTCGGCCAAGTCGATAATCTCGTCGTAGAACCCGCCGAGTGCCTGATGCTTGGCATAGGACCGCGTGTTAAGGTGCGCCGAGTGCGTCACGTCGCGCGCAAGGAACAGCATACCTAGAAACTTGTCGCAACTGCTCATGCGTTCATATCTCCGATTGGCCCTACAGGCCCGTTTGTTCCTGCGGGCAGTTCTGGCATACCGACGGACCCGCGCGGGCCTTCTGTTTCAGCCGTCAAGGGACGACCGTTCGAGATGTCGCCCGTCTCAATGGCCGCCGCAATGGTGCCCATGACGATGTCCTGTATCTGGTCAGGCGTCATGGCCTGCTGCACAGCGCTGATGCGCTTGGTCTCGGCGTCATACGCCTTGATCTGCATCTCCTGCGCTTCCATGGAGTTCTGGATGTTCTCAATCAGGCCCATGGTCTGGTTGAGCTGCTGGGTCAGTGCCTCAATCATCTGCTCGGCAGACTGGAGTTCCGGCGACTTGTCGTCCTGTGCCAGCACCTTCGGATCAATGATCTTCTTGAAGCGGGCCGCCATCTCCTGCGCGCCCGGCCAGTCCATGTTCTTGATGAACAGGTCGCCCGCCACCTGCCACAACTGCGGGCTGGTCTGAAGGATGTTGGCCATGGCCTCGACGGCCTCTTGGCGCTTGGTCAAGTAGCTCGGGCCAGTGGTGATGACGACGTCGTAGGTGCCGACCGTCGGGTTGTAGATCTTCTCGATGACGTTGCCAGCAGCGTCCATGATTGGCTTGACCGGCTCGGGCTGCTGCGGGTTGATCTTAGCCATGCCGACCTCACCGTCAACGCCGATGATGCGCGCGATGCGCTCGGTGTCGTAGATCTTGGGGATCATGTCCACAAGCTGGCGGGTGATGTGGCGGATGGCGCGGCCGAGGTTGTCAACGTAGTGGTAGGTGCCCGTGTCGCCTTCCTGCACGCGGGCCATGATGGCCTTGCCAGAGCGTTCGTTGCCCTGCTGGCCGAGGCTGGCGTTGTACTGGCCGGTCGTAGACTTGATGTCCTCCGCGGCGCCCATCTTGGCCTGGATGAGACCCGTCTGCGCCATTGGCGGCTGAGAACGCTGCGGAAGGGGCAGGATATTTCCCGCGCCGTCGGTCACATCCGGGTTCACTTCGAGGTACGGCCAGTTGGTCGTGTTGGCCGTCTTCCACTGCATCTCGTAGCCTTCAAACTGGCCGCCGTAGCCAATGAAGGGGGCCTTGGGCGCCAAGGCCAGCATCTCGGCCTCTTGGCTGGTCCAGTAGTTGTACATGCGCTGCGCGTCCTTGGCGTTGCGCACAAGGCCCGACACGAACAGCCGTCCGTCTACCTCAAACTCGTTGCCGACGACCCGCACGACCGGGATGTACTTGCCGATCCACTCGCGCTCGTCCAGCACCTCGTAGCCGTTGGTCTTGACCCACATGACCTTGCGGCGGTCAACGGTGCGGGTGCGCACCGGCTGGCCAAACATGGCCTTGAGCTGCCCATCCTGCACCGTCCCGTTGAAGGCCGTCACGTTGCCGGGGTACAGGTTCAGCTTAGCCTTCTGGTGGTCAATGTAGAAGTATTCCGCGATGCGGACGGTGTTCTGACTGATCCATTGGCTTAGTGACTGGTCGCCAATGCCCTGCGCCATGATGGACGTGATGGGTGCGGCGTCGGGAAACATCCGCTCAAACTCTTCCTTGAGCAGGTCTTCCGTGATGAAGCACCACTTGGCGTCGGACCCGCACGGGTCTTGGATCGTCGGGTCCATGTAGACGCTGAACGAGTTGCGGATGCGGCCGATGCGCAGATCCTGGTCGAAGCTGTCCTCGCGGGCGTACTCGGTCAGGATGCGGATGTAGCCCTCGCCGTAGGTCACCTGGTTGTCGCAGGCGGTATCGTAGGCCACGTCGGCGTCCGACATATACTCAATGTGCCGGATGATGCCGTCGAAGACCTCGGCCACTGCCACGTCGGCGTTGTCGTCAGCCGGGATCACCTTGCCGCTGGGCCTGTTCTGCCGTTGCTGGTTGGTGACCTGCCGGACGTGCTGCGGCAGCTTGTTGATGGTCAGGCAGGGGCGCGCGTTGATCGTCTGACCTTGCACGGAGCCGCGGGTCGCCAGCACGTCGGCTGGCCACTGCCACTGGTTGTCGGGCGAGCCCGCCATGAAGCGCAGGTCGTCCAGTTCGTCCTCGCGGCTTTCGCCCAAGGCAGAAATGGCCATGGTAAAGCGCGACCGCATGGTCGCAAGCATGTCGCTCTTGTCCGTACCGCCGTTGGCGACCTTAGCCGCGCCCTTCAGACCATCGTCAGCCATTTACCGCCCGCCGCCTCTGCGTCCGGCACCCACGTCGCCGCGCGACGGGTTTGATGCACGTGTGCCGCCGGTCGAGCGGCTTGCGCCGCCGGTCGAACGGCTTGCGCTGCTTGCGCCGCCCGTGCTGCGAGAGGGACCAGCCACGCCGCTCTTTTCCTGCGATATGCGCTGTTGACGCTGATACGCCGTTTCAGGCGTCTTATAGGCCGTACCGGACTTGGTCACGGTCGAGCCAGTCGTCTTGCCAGTGGTAAAACCCGTTGTGTTGCCCGTTGCGCGGTTGACCGCCATGCGGGCGGGCGCTGCGGCTTTGACAGGCGTAATGCGCTCAGAAACGGTCGTGCGGACAACCTGCGCGGGCTTGGGTTTGGCTTTGGGCACGGGCGCGGCTTGCTGCTTAAGCTTGGCCAACTGCTGCCTGCTGTACTCGTCCATGCGCAGGCCAACGGGCTTTACAGGCCCAATCGGCTTGTTGTACTTTATGCCGAAGGGGCCAAAACCGCCCGACAATTTGCTCTTTGGCTGCGTACTTCCCTGAAAGTCGCCTTTGTAGTCGGCGGTGTTGGGGATTTGACCGCGGTCTGATTTATACGCAACGCTACGTTTAGCCATCTTATTTGCCCTTTTTGCCCTGCGCCTTGCGCTTCATCGCGTAAGCGATGGCTACAGACTGCTTTGCGGGTTTGCCCGCATCCATTTCGGTCTTGATATTCTTGCGGAACGCGCCCTTGGAGGCTGACTTGACCAGCGGCATGTCACTTGTCCTTTCTGGAGCCCTTGACGCGCTTCATGCCGGGCAGTCCGCCGTAGCTGGACAGCGACCGCTGCGCGGTTTTGGCTGATTTCTTGAAGTCGGCGGCCGTCGGAGCGCCCTTGGAGCCAACTTTTCGCATCTTTTCGCCTGATCCGGCGGCAATGCGGGCGCGTTTGGCGTGAATTGCAGCGTAAAGTCCGGGTTTCTTGGCCATTTCAGCACTTCCACCGTCTCATTGAGGCTTTCGCCCGTTCTGCGTTCTTTGACTTGGCGACTACGCCGCCCATCCGGGCACAAAACGAGGCCTTCCGGCCCTTGTCCGCAGCCGTCTTGGGGGTCGGAGCGGGCGGCTTCAGCTTGCTGCCCGTCGCCTTGTTGTACTTGGCACGTCCCTTGGCCGTCAGCCCAGCGCCCTTGCTGACGGGCAGCTTCTCGCCACGGCCTACAGCCAGAGAGACGCTCTTGCGGGCCATGTTACAGGCAGTGGATGACGGAGAAGTTCAGCACCAACGCATCGCTGGGCGAGGTAGAGCCCACAAGATTACGCACGGCGATGATTGCGGAGCCGGATGCCAAGCTGGTGACGTAGGCAGTATACTGCCCCGGCGTCGTTGCGCCTGCGCCGATGTTGACGATCAGGGTGTCTCGGGTGCTAATCAAGCTGTTGGTCAGCGTAAACGCCACGACGTCATTGGCCGGGATCGTTGCGTTGTTCATCGTAATCTGGCCAGCCGACTTGTTCAGCGTCACGCCCGTGGACTTGCTGGTCAACTGCGTGACCGTGCCCTGCGCGGCGGCGGTGTAGCCGATCTCGTCGGTGGCGTAGATGTCAACGCCGCTGATGAGGTCGGCGCCGGAAATGTCCTGATCGCTGTACGCTACGCCAATCGGTTTGGTATTGCCCATTGCTATGATCCTAGCCAAGAGGTTGAAATGCTGGCCTGACCATAAGCCTTGCGCGGCGTCCTGTCAACGCGCTCGCCTCTGGAGGCCACGGGGAACGCGAATGTAACGGCTATCGCGTCCGCGGCGTCGGGGCTTGCGAGCCCACGGGCTTTCATCTCCTTCTTGCCTTCGAGGAAGATCGTGCCCTTGCTGTCCGGCTTCATCAGCGGCGAGATCAGGTCCGTCTTCAGCACCCGGTCGGGTGGGATCGACGCGGTCTTCAGCCATTCCCGCATGGCTCCCCACATCTCGGCCCGCTTGTTGCCGTACATGACCGGCTTGCTGCTCTTGGTCCCAAAGTTCACCCCCTTGACCTTGTACCGCTGCTCCTTGAGCCGGTCCACGACCCCTGCGCCCAGCCCGCCCTCATCAATCACCACCATCGTCGGCTGGAACTCCTCCATCGCCTCGATGACGCGGCCGACTACCTCCATGGTGTCGTCACCGCGGTAGCGCTTGATTGCCACGATGTCCCGGCCTTGCCGTACCGCAATAACTGTAGCGTCGGCACCGAAGCGTGCCGGGTCCACGCCGAGGACCACTGGAGCCGAGGCGTCCTTATGGCGGGGTCGCTCCATGGCGTCGTCGACGAGATGGATCGGGATGAACTGGTCATCTCCAGCCGAGGGAAACTCACCGTAGACCTCAACATGCGCCTGAACGCTGTCAGGCCCGTATTCGAGGATGATCTGCTCATAGACCGCCTTGTCCGTCCCTTCGACCGTGCGGGCGTCCACGGTCTTGTTGCGCCAGAAGTCCCGCTTGGCGTTGAACGCCTCGTAGAAGTAGCCCGTGTTGCGGCGGGGGTTGGAGAACGCCATCCAGAAGCGGTGCGGCGTGTTCTCGGTGAAGAAGCCCGCGGCCACCTGCCAGATGCTGTCGGAGATGCCCGAGGCTTCGTCGAACACCAGCAGCACACCATCAAAGTTGTGCACGCCCGCGTAGGCGTCCGGGTTCTCCTCCGACCACAGCCGTCCCTCGACGCCCCAGTAGCGCGTGCCCTTCTTCAGGTCGCGCTCGACCAGCTCGGCCAGCCACTTGGCGGGCATGACGCGGGTAGCCGAGACCTCGAACCAGTGGCTGTTCAACGCGAGCGCCAGCCACTTGGTGATTTCGGCCCAGGTGATCGACCGGAGCTGCGTCTCGGAGTTGGCCGACACGATGGTGCTGGACCCGATCCGGGTCGTCAGCATCCAGATCACGAGCCACGAGACGAGGGCCGACTTGCCGATGCCGCGGCCGGAAGACACGGCCATGCGGAACACGTCGAAGTCGATCTTGCCGCCGTTGGAGCGGATGTGCTCGGCCAGATCGCGCAACACCTCGCGCTGCCACTTGCGCGGGCCCGCGAAGTGCTCCAGCGGCGTGCCGGGCTGCCCCCACGGGAACAGGTACATCACGAACTTGAGCGGGTCGTCCTTGAGCGACGGCGCCCACAGGGACGCCATCAGGCTCTGCTCGTCCTCAGCGCTGTAGCGCGTGGTCTGCACGTGGCAGCTCCTCTGTCAGGTCCGTGGCGACGATGTCGATCACCCGACGCTGCGCCTCCTCCAACGCCGCCGTGATGCTGATCTTCTGCTCGATGCTGACCTCGACCGCCTGCTTGGCTACCCACCCGTGAGCGTAGCGCAGCATCTCGGTCGCCGCCTTGGCGTCGCCCGCCTCGGCAGCGGCGTACAGGGTGGTGGCCATGGCGCGCTCGCCGTCGGCGCGGCCCTTCTGTTCGGCGTACTCCGCGATGGGGTCCATCTGGCAGAGCTTGCGGTACTCGACCGGCGTCATGCCAGCGGCGAGTGCTAGGCTGTCGCCCTTGAGCCCCAGCTTGGCAGCCGCGTAGATCGCCTCCAGACGCGCCTCGGTGGCGGTCAGCGGACGCGGGTCATAAGGCAGCGACTGGAATGTCATGACGTCAAGATAGCGCGGGTCGGCTGTTTGAGCAAGCGTCAAGTATTTTGTTGTGAGCGGGGTGAAAAAATAAAAAAGTTTCTGCGGTCCTTGGCCACGGCAACAGCAGCCGCGCCTGGCCCTGCCCCCCCCCTCCCCTCTGAGCACTCGCAGCAAAATGCTGCAATGCAAACTGAATGAACGTTCAGTCAGTCGCCAGGCGCGGGTGGCGCTCGACTAGCTGCGGCAAGAGGGTGCGGGCGGCTGTGTGCTATGGCCCTTTTGCCCTACGCAAACCAGGCGGGAAATGCAACTAGATGGAATGGGCAAAAGGGGCAACGCCCGAAAAACTACCGGGTATAATAAAATCAATGAGTTAGCGCGGCGATGGGCAAGATGGGCAAAATGGGCAATGGGATTTTACATCGCCCCCCTGAATCGCTGCACTGCAACATAAAGACTTCCTTATGTAGTACAAATAAAAATCCATAGCATAGTAAATTAAAGATTACCCATATTACCCATACGCCGATGGCATAATGCTATCTCTGCATCGCGGCGCTGCCCATTGCAGCACCCAAACGCCACCCCACCAGCACCCCAAAACAAAACGGGCGGCAATTGCCGCCCGTTTGCTTACTACGCCATATGGCGTAGCACGTCCTTCTATGCGGCGTCAATAGACCCGTTTCAGCTTTTTGAACTCCACGGCGTAGCCATTATTGACATACAGTGGAATAATCTGAAAGCGATGCTGGTTGGCGCCAATCCAGTTAGCCATTGCGTGCGAGGTCTTGAAGCGCTTTGTGGTCCACATGGTCCGTTTCCTTGTGTTGTGTTGACAATACGTGGACAATAGCAGAAAAGAAAATGTGGTGTCAACAAATATTTGTTGTTGACATTGTGTGAGCAGTTCACTATTCTACGTCCATCAACAAGGGAATACGGAAATGGAAACGACGATCACGACACGGGCCGGAAACAAGATCACAGGCATCTTCAAGCCCTACAGCGAAGATGCCGACACGGTCCAAGTGACCAAAGGCAAGTGGAAGGGAAAGCATCTGGTCATCAAGAAAGCGGACCGCGCCTAGGGCGCGGTCTAGCAGGCGGCCGCCATGCGCGGCCGCTCACTAGTCCCTAGTCTAAACTCAACCAAAAGATGAAACTGCTATGCTAATCGCTACTGACATTCTCAAGGCCGCGCTGCTTTGTGCTTCGCAGGAAGAGAGCCGCTACTACCTTCGCGGCGTGCACCTGAGCACCACGGGGCACCTGGTGACCACGGACGGGCACCGCATGTTCGTCGCCAAGCTGACTGAAGCCCCCGCGGCCGACGTCATCATCCCGCTTGATATGGTCAAGGCCGCGCTCAAGCTGGCGCCGAAGAAGGCCGCCACAATCGAGCTGAACGGCAACACACTCGGCGGCGTTGTGTTCACGCCCGTGGATGGCACGTTTCCCGATTGGCGCCGCGTCGTGCCGACGGGCGAGGAACTGCCGTCCGGCAAGCCTGACGACGCGCCTGGCGCGGTTCATTTCAACCATGCCTTCATTGGTGACATGGCAAAGATGGCCGCCATCCTATGCGGCAAGGCCGATACAGCGCAATCCATGCTGCACCCTGTCAGCGCGAGCCATCCTTGCCTAGTCACGTTTGGTGACCGTGCCGATTGTTTCGCGGTTCTCATGCCATTGCGCCGCAAGATCAACCTCAGCGCGCCCCTCACGCGCAACGTCGTCATGGCAGGCTGACAACTAAAGCTTGACGGGCGGCGCCTGCCGCCCGTATACTTTCCACACAATGTCAACTAAGGGAAACGCTACAATGTCTAACATTTACGAACAACATGCCGCCGCATTCCGCGATGTTTCGGCCTTCGTCGTCACCTATAACGGCGACCGCGTCGCCACGGTCGCGCTCAAGTTTCCGCGTGATGGCGCCGGGCGCTTGTATGCCTACGTTCACTGGCACGGCGTCGAAAAGGTGCGGGGCTTTGCCGCTGGCGGCGGTTATGACAAGCGCACGGCCGCATGTGCCGCCGCCGCCCGCAAGCTGCCGCCGCAATTGCCCGCAGGTTATGACGCCGCTGGCGACGTCTACGGCCGTTTTGTTGACGGATTGACCCGCGACGGCGGCCGGTCTTGGGAGGACGTCCTTCGGGACGCCGGGTTTAAGGTATTGCAGGCGGTGTGACCATGACCAACACACTGTACCTTGCCGCGCAGCTCGCCAAGGTCGCCCTGCTGTGCGCCGCGGCCTACGCATTCACCTATACCATCATGCTATTCTAGGAGGGAAACAAATGTCTTATCTCTATGTGCCCGTGACCATTGGCGTTTACCGCGATGGCGTTCACTTGACCGATTTCGCTTGTGAAGCCCGCGTCGAGTATGAGCTGCCAGACGGGCCGTCTGGCGTGCTCGACTGGGATGCGACGGGCTTTTACTTTACGGGCCAATACCTTGGTAAACCAATCCACCACGAAATAGGATCGACCGACCCGCTTTGGAAGGATCTGTACGACCACATGGACCGCGAGTGGATCCACGATCAAGCGCGCGAAGCACTGGCACGCGATGGCATCTGCAATCTGTACATGGACCCGGACCTATGACGCGGCCGATGTACGACGCCCGCGGCCTGGCGCCGGACCCGGAGCGGCTCGCGGAGGCGCACCACGTGCGCCGCGACCCGGCCACTGATGAAGTATCGTGGCCGCCGTCGCGCATGGCGGCCGTGCTGCGTGAACTCAAACTGATAGATGAAAAGGACCTCGACCATGACACATGATTTCACTTACCTCAACCAGCTCGGCGTCGTCGATTTGCTCGACCGTGCGCACCGCGGCAACTGGACCGGCCCCGAGGCGCACATGATACGCGCGCTTGCCGAACGGCTGGAGGAGCACCTTGACGCCGTCGCGGATTACGACGCCGTCAATGACGCCCTCATGGAGGCCAACCAGCGCGCCGATAGCTGGCGCGAGGAAGCGCAGGCGGTACAGCGCCAGCTCGATCAGGTGCGCGGATGACGCCAGACCGGGCGTATTGGGCGGGCCATTGCAGCGCGTTTGACGACGCGACCCTGTTGCGCTTCCTTGTGGCCGTGGAGGCCAGCCGCAGCCGCTACGACGCGGCCCTTGAGGCTGCGCAAGCGGAGGCAGAGCGCCGCAATCTGGTAAAAGAAAAGGCCCCCGTCACCGGGGGCCAAGCAATAGGGAGGAAACAGCCTTGACGTATCACGACGTGCCACTGGACGCAATAGAGATTGAACGGCGCCTGCGCGCCTACCTCGACGACCTGGTGCAGCTCGCGGGCGGCCCCGTGACGGTCTGGCGCGCGGCCCGCATGGCTATGGAGCACCTGCGGCGAGCGGCCAACGCGCCCGATAGCGAGCCCGTGACGCTGCCGACGACACATCCCGAGGCCATCGTGCAGGCCGTGGCGGCCGCGCATGGCCTCACGGTCGACGACCTGCGCGGCCCGGCGCGGACGCGGTATATCAGCACCGCGCGCCACCACGCGGCGTGGGAACTGCGCCTACGGCGGCCTGACCTGCCGCTGGACAAGATCGCGGCTTGGCTGAACCGGCGCGACCATGCAACGATGATCCACAGCTTGAAGACGTTCCGCAAACTGCGCGCAAGCGGCCAATACGACGAAGAGCGCGCCCTTGTGGAGCGCGCCCTGTCATGATCATGCTGGTGGCCTTGGTGCTGGCGGCCCTTGTGGCCGCCTGGCTCGACCTCTAACCCTTCACCACTGTAAGCCCCGGACCTGCGGCGTGCTCGACCATGCGCCGCAGGTCGCTCTTTGAGTAGGTGCGCGTCATGTCCTCGCGCGCCCAGATGTTTTTCTTGGTCTGATACTCGGCCGACTTGACGGCGCCGAGGTCGATCCAGCCCGCTTCCTTGAGACCATGCAACAGCGCTGCCTGGGGCACCTTGACGCCACCGGGCGCGCCCTGCTGGAGCTGGTTGCAGATCTTGTGGAATGGTGACGCAATGACGCCCGCGGCGAACTCGGGCGACGGCTTGTGCACCTGCTCGATGACGTAACTCTCCGCCATGCTGCGGCCCGTCTCGATGAGGCGCGTCCGGTAGTCCGTCCACGGCGGCATGGCCGCAGGATTGAACGCCGACACATCGCGGTCGAGCAGCCAACGGCCCACGGCCTGGAGCCCACCCTGCTTCTTGTACCACGCCCACAGCGCCACCGCGTCCGCCTTCTCCATGCGCGGCGCGTGCGACCACAGGCAGAACCAGCGCCGGTCCTGCGTCGGCAGCGACAGCGGCACGGGATCGTTGGTGAACGCCAGCACAAACAGGCGGTTGACCATGTCGTAAGGGTGCAGGCCCTTGCGCTCGATGGTCAGCGTATCGGGCGGCGCCGCGATGATCGGCTTGAGCTTGTTCGACAGCGAGCGGCGCTGGGCAGCCTCGGGCTCCTTCAGCTCGTTCAGGATCAGGATCTCGCTCTCTAAGGCATAGCCCCAGCGCGAGTTGATGCCGTCCGCGTCCACCAGCCCGCGGTTGCGCAGGTCGGGCCCGCACACGGACCAGATGAACGGGAACCAGAACGTATCCTTGCCGCAGCCCTCGTCGCCGCCATGCAGCACGGCGTGATTGATCTTCACCTCCGGGTGCTGGAGCTTGTAGGCCATGACGTCGAAGACGTGCTCGCGCTCGACTTGGTCGGGGATCAGCAGCTCGGCATGGGCCAGCCACGGCGTGACGTCACCCGGCGCGACGCCGGACAGGTCCGGCCGCGCGTTGATCCAGCGGTTGCCGTAGACCTCGCTGTCCTTGGCGACTAGGACGCTCTCGCCCGCAGCGTAGGTCAGCCCGCGCAGCACACGCGCCCCCGCCCCTTGGCGGTTCTCGTCGTAACAGACGGACGCCTCGACCTTGCGTTGCGTGTGGATCGACTTGCAATCGACGTGTCTAAACACGGCGTTGAACGCGCCGCGCGTCATCTCCCGCCGGTCGATCATGTCGAAATAGGCGTCGTCCTCGACGATGTACGCGAAGCGGCTGAACCACTCGCGCTTGGTCAGGCGGCCCAGCTCCTTGCGGTCAACCTCGGCGATGACCTCGGCAGCCGCATCAGGGAACGCCTCGGTCGGCTGGATCGTCGCGGCCACCATGGCCATGCGCTCGGCCACCAGCTCCTCGCGGAAGCCCGCCTGCACCGTCGGCCCGCTCTGCTCGGCCACCCATGCAAGGAAGGCGTTGCTGTCGAGGTGCTCGCAGTGGGAGTGGTAGCAGCAGAACGCCCGGTTGACGGGCGAGTAACGGCCCTCGATCTGGCCGTCCGTATGCGCGGCATGGTTCGGGCAGACGACGCCGCACCAGCCCTCGCGGTTGACCTGGGAGAGCACCAGCCCCTGCTCGGAGAGCCACTTGAGCACGCTGTCGGAGCCCGTGTCGCGCAGGCGGATCACCTGCGGCCCGGCACTGTCGGCGGGTGCTGGCGTGACGTCCAGCCCCTCGCAGATCTGCGCCAGCGTGTACTCGCGCTCAGGGTGGAACTCGACCAGCCGCGCGGGGAACAGGTCACGCCCCGGCTTGAGGTTGGGCGAGCCTGGCAGGCGGCAGTTGCGCACCGCGTTGGTGGCGCCGGGGTCCGTGTAGCCTGCGGCCGCAATGGCAGTGATGGCCGCGACGAACTCAGCCTTGGTCGGCTGCTCCTTGAAGGCGTAGCCCCACTGGCAGTTGCCGGGCGACGTCTCGACGATCCACGTCGGTGGCACGGGCGGCACCTTGGACTTGGTGCCGATGTCGTCCAGCATCATGAACAGGACGAACTCGCAGTTGGCCGCCGAAGCCGACGGCTTGCCGTCGAAACGATCGATGATGAACGAGCCCGTATTGATGAACCAGCTCTCGCCGTCCCTGCGCGCCCGTGACGGCAGGAAGGCGGGCCATGTGAACTTGAGGGTGCCGTCGCGGTGCGTGACTTGCTGCCCGTCATACATGACGGGCTTCTGGCGCACGATCAGGGCTGTTTCGCCGTCCGGCGCAAGGCCGGTTAGGTATTCTAGAAGGTCTGACATTGTTTCCTCTTGTCGTCGTTACTTCAGTGTGCGGAACGCGATTGCGTTGTTGACCGTTCTCACCCGCGACCGCACGCGGTTGCCGTCATTGCCGGACTTGACAATCCAGCCCTTGGCCGTTTTGCCGACGATCACGCCGACGTGATTGCGCCAGACGACGATGGCGCCGATCCGCGCCCGCGTCGGGCGTCCGACCTTGGCCCAGTTCCGCGCGCGCCACAGATCCTTGCGATGCGGCATTCCGAAATAGTGCGCCAGATAGCAGCCGCACCAGCGTGACGGACAGCCCCTCGGCTGGCCGGGCTCGCGGGCCTCGACGCTGGCGGTGGAGATCAGCAGCGCGGCCAGAGCCGCAAGCAGTACGTTCTTCATGGTTCACCTCATGCCTTACCGTAACGAGCAAGCACTTTGCCGCTGGCACCCAAAGGAAGCCCTTCAGCCCAAGCGGGAGGGGTGACCATAACAGCCTGCATCGCGGCTGCCAATTCCGCTGATTTTTCTGTATCAACCTCGGCTACAATTTCGTCGTGCACGTGCAGCACGACCTCGACGCCCGCGGCGTCCAGACCGCGCAGCGCCTCGCGCAGGATGTCGTTGGCGGTGGCCTGCACGATGTTCTCGCAGGCAAGCCCGCGCCAGAGCCGCGCCCGTGGCCACTCCTTGGCATCCGCTGCGGGCTTCCACGACGCCTTGGCGTAGGACACGCCGTCCTCCTCGAACCGCGCGTAGGGGTAGCATAGCACGCGGCCCGACGGCAGCGCGTACCACAGATGATCGCCCTGCTTCATGTACTGGACGCGGCCCGCCTTGAACACCTCGCCGGGGTTGCGGATAGCGCGAGTGTACGCCTGCTCCAGATCGGCCCAGAACGGCACGGCCCACGGGTTGGCGCGGCGCCACAGATCGACCGTGCGCCTCGCCTCGCTCTCGGGCATGTGGACGCCGTAGACGCGGCCCATGGCGTTGAACGCCCCCACGCCGCCGCCGAACCCGCAGGCCAGCACGGCCACCTTGCCAAGCTGCCGCTGCTCGTCAGTGACGGCCGTCTCCTCGACGTTGAACATGCGCGAGGCAACGGCAACGTAGATGTCGCGGCCCTCGCGGAACACGTCCAGCGTCTCCTCGCCGTCCATCGACAGCCACGGCGTGACGCGGGCCTCGATCTGGGCATAGTCGAACACGGCGAAGACCTTGCCCTCGGCCGGGATCAACGCCGGACGCAGCATGGACTTCAGCACGTCGGTGACGCGCTTGCCGAACTCGGGCACGATCTGGTGCCCGCGCACGAGCGCCTGGCGGGCTAGTTCAGGCTCTTTGGCGCATTTTCGCGGGAAGTTGTGGACTTGGAGACCATAACTTGATGCGCGGCCCGTAGCGCTTCCCCCAGCAAACACAAACGCACCCCGGACGCGACTGTCGATATCATCTGAGAGCGATGCAGCTCGCTCAAACTTCGCCACCGACGATGCCCAGAGATCGTCCGCGCACTGCACCACCTCATGGACTTCCGGGGGTACTTCATCAGGGTTCTCCATCGCCAGCAGGTTGGACCGCACCGTCTTGTCGATGCTAGCCTTTTGTACGCCGTCCTTCCAGACCATCATCATGGCCCGCGCCTGCGGCCCGACGCGCTCCAGCACCCACTCGCGCATCCGCGGGCTGCGCACGCTGGTGAGCCCCGTGATCTCGCGGAAGATCGTCTCGATCTCCTCCTGCTCGGCGGCGGCATACTTGACGGCGGCCTGCGCCAGCGGGCGGTCGAGGCGCACGCCGCGGTCGTTGATGCGCTCGTTGACGTGGTAGTCGAGCAGCTCCTCGTCGGTCAGCCCGCGCATGGCCTTGGAGAAGGCCCGCATGGCGCGCACGTCCTGCTCGCAGTACTCGATCATCTCCTGCATCAGCCCGGCGTCCTCGCGGAACGTGCCGTTGGCCTGCGGGATGGACAGCGCGCGCACCAGCGCCGCACCGCGGTGATCCTTGCGCATCCCTGCGCCCGCGAAGCGGCCCACGTCCTCCAGGCTGCCCGGCGCGCAGTTGGCACGGGCCTGCGCCGCGGTGCAGTAGAACTGCGTCAGCGCAGGCTCGGGCACGCCGTGGTCGGGACAGATGACGTACCAGAAGATCAGCCGCTCGAAGGCGGCGTTGTGGGCGCGGATCTGTGCGCCAGAAAGAATTGCCGCCGAAACTTTCTGTGGAAAAGACTGGTCGAAGGTCCACGTCTGCACGTCCTCGCCGTCGAAGGCGTAGGACATGCAGAGCACTTGTGTGGAGATGTCTTGCGCGTAGTTGTACACGCCCCGGCTCGGCAGATCGCAGCGCGAGCGGGTCTCGAAGTCAAGCCAGAGGGTTGTCTTCATCGGAGAACACCTCGCAGCTTTCTTCACAACCGGCGCCTACATCAAAATCGGGGTCGAACACGGCAGCCTCATCGTGTGCCGGAACAAACGTGTCTTTCTTGCGTTCATATTCCGCAAACAAATCCGCCACACTCATGTTGCCGCGGAAAAATGTGCGGTGGTAATCCGGCCCTATCGGGCGTTCACGGGTTGCAGGGTCTTTAAGAAACTCCGGGCCAACCTTGCCATATTGCGCCTCCATCTGGCGCGGAAAATCGTAGTGTTCCGGGTGTTCCGCAATGATGGTCAGGTGCTTGCGCAGCGACTTTTTCCAACACCACTTGCAGTTGCCCTGATAACCCTTGAGTTCAAGCCGAAATGGTTGCGCGGTCCACCAACTATTGATCTTGGGTTTGGTCATCGGGTGTTCTTTAAGAAGCGGGTAGATGATGCGGCGCTGCTGTGCGGCGGCCGACATCCGATCCGCCTCATCGGCGCGGATACCAATGGCTAGGTCGTAAGATCCATTGGCCCAACCGACAGCCCGCGCGTATGCCTCAATGGGTTTCTGTTTCAGGTTGCGGGTGCAGTCTTTGAATTTCTGATTAGGAATGCCATACTTGCGGATTGCGTCTTCAAACGGTGCGCCGTTCCGCGCGGCGGTGTCAAAAGTCACAACTTTGTAGCCTGGCGAGCGGCGTTCGCCGTGGTACTGCACCGCTTCAATCCAGACCGTACCAAAACCAAAATGTTCGTCACAGCGCCGCACAAACTCTAATGTCTGCTCATTTTCTTGCCCGGTGTTTGCGAAGACAACCAGAATGTCGTCGTAACGATCCCGCCAGTTCTGAAGTATCCACCAAGTCATGTAGGCGGATGTTTCACCGCCCGAAAAGCTGATAAGCAGTCGGTTCATCGTTTCCTCTTGTACTGAAGTGGTCGGGGCGCGGCCCCAGCAGAAACCGCGCCCCTCGCCCGTTAGGCGCTGCGACGGCGGCGGGTGGGGGCATCCACCGGCGCTTCGCTTGCGGGCTTCTCTTCGGCCTGACCATCAAGGCTCAACCAATTCACGACCTCGAACACGGGCGTAAAGATGCGCCCGTAGGACTTGTGGGTGTAGTGGTCCTTCTTCAGCTTCACCGCGGGCACCGGCTTGGCCTGATCGGCCTCGACCTGCGCCGCAATGTCAAGGGCCAGCTTCTGCACGGCACGCTTGCCGCCGACGCTGGTCACGCTGTAGCGCACCTCAAGCCCCTCGTCCTCACCGGACATGCACTTGAGGCTCATGCCGACCTGAAGCTCCCAGCCGCGCTTGGCCTGCGGCGGCGCGGGGTCCACTTCGGGCAGCGGCTCGTTGACCGGCACCATCTTCTCGGCCAGCACCTCGCCATCGCCCCAGGCGATGTAGCCGTGCACGAACGAGAACGGATTGACGGCCCAGGTGCTGCCCTCCTCGACCTCGGTCTGGTCAGCGCCGAACACCCAGTGTCCGGTCTTGTCCATCTTGAGGATTGCCACGCCATCGGCACCACCGACGCTCGCATCAAGCGAGCGCAGTGCCTGCGACAGGTTCTGGACGGAGGGAAGGTTGGCCTTCGCAAAGGTAATCGCGTTCATCTTATTGTCCTTTCTAGACAAGTTTACCAAGGGCAGCAGCGAGATGCTTGCCGACCTGCAACGACGCCGGGCGCGGATCATCCGCGGGTGCCAGCGTGTCACCCGATGAGACGGCGGTGATGAGCCCTTCCGGCATGGCGATCTTGTGCTTCTTCAGCACCTTCTCGACCTGCGCCGGGCTCTTCAGCTCCGTCAATTCCTCAGCACTACAGCCTGCTTCGGCAAGGGCTGTCAATGCCGTCTGTTCGTTCACCCACTGGCGCGTCGCCCGCTTGGGCACCAGCTTCCAGCCGGGCAGCTCGACGCCCGCCTCCAGCAGTTCGACGGCCATCTCGCGGGCGTCCCTGATCCAGCCCTCCAGCAGGTCGATGCTGGCCAAGGCTTCCGAAAGCCGAAAGATGTTGACCGCCTTGATGTTCTCGCGCTTGGCGCGCTCAACGGCGCCGTTGACCAGCGGGCAGATCGACTTGGCAGCGCACCAGCGGCAGTGGTCGCCAGTCGCCAGCGGCGCGTCCGGCCGCTGCGCGGTCTTGACGGCCATGATCAGCTCGGCCTCGAAGCGGCGCACCCGGTCGAGGTCCGTCACCCAGCGCCGCACATGCGGCGGCTGCACGATGATCACCTCGACCGTCTCGACGCCCTCGAAGGCCCAGCGTGTCGCCTCGGTGCGAAGTGCGGCAGCCGTGTAGAAGAGCGCCTGCGGGTTCTCTTCAGCCTCGACAGGCACGCCGTCGCCAAACTTCCAGTCCAGCAGGATACCGCGATTGCCAATCCGGCCAACAAGATCGGCGGAACCAAAAACACCAGGGAGAGCGTCACCAAAGCCCACCACCTGCTCGACCGCGTATTCCAACTGCCCATCCGGGTCGATCTCATCCAGCACCGCCAGCGCGGGCAGCAGCTTGCGCTCCAGCCGGTCCTCCGTCAACTCGATGCCGTTGTACATCAGCCCAAGGAACGTTTCGGGCCTCCTGTTCGTCTCCAGAATGGTTGAAATGACGGTGTGCAACAGCGTGCCCTCGTCGGCGTAGCTGCTGGACGGCTTGGGCGGCACCTGCTGCACAAGCGCGACGCTGCCGGGGCACGCGATGACGCGCTTGGCGGTCGAACCGCCGACGATGTTAGAGTGTTGGGCCATTACGGAATATCCCTCGCATTCATCATCACATCAGCAAGAATGTATGCCTGGTCGGCAATCGCTTCTGTGTGCTTCTCTTCTAACCACACATCGTCAACACCCAAAGACGGGTTTGAAGAATATGTTACGGATATAAGAGTTTGCATAGCTTTCGCCGCAAAATAATCCCTTAGCGTCATGTTAGACGCGGGAACGCATTCAGAATGAATTACCCTAAGACCGTCCGCAGATATTTTAGTCATGGCGTCATCTCCTCTATTGTGTTGAACCCCACCGTTACAGATTTCTTGTTGACCTGTCAAGCATTGTTTGTTAAGGCTTCCGCATGATCCATTATCACGGACTGCCAATTACACCCGCAACCGCTGCGGCCAAGGCTATAGAAGCTGGCCATGCGTTCATCAGTTTTGCCCATAAAGATCAGTTGGGCGTCGCCGTCGAATTGTGCCAGTCGTTTGCCATTGACAACGGCGCGTTCTCGGCGTGGCGCGGCGGCAACGCAGTGACGGACTGGTCGGGCTATTATGCGTGGGCCGAACAGTGTCGGCGTGTTCCGTCGTGCGATTTTGCCGTAATCCCTGATGTTATTGATGGCAACGAAGACGCCAACGATGCGTTGCTGGATGAGTGGCCGTTGCCGCTGTGGTTTGGCGCGCCGGTCTGGCACATGCACGAAACGCTGGACCGCTTGGAGCGCCTTGCACTGCAATATCCGCGGGTCTGTGTGGGCAGTTCGGGTCATTTCGCCGTCGTAGGCACGCCGAGTTGGCGCGTGCGTATGGGTGACGCTATGCGTGTGGTTTGCGACCGCGAAGGCCGCCCATTAGTGAAACTGCACGGCCTACGAATGCTCAATCCTCGCGTATTTACGCGGTTCCCGTTTGCATCAGCGGACAGCACAAATATCGGCCGCAACGTCGGTATCGACAAGAATTGGTCAAAGGGGCACTACCTGCCCCCGACAAAAGAGGCACGGGCGCAGGTCATGCGCCAGCGCATAGAAGCCCACAACGCCCCCGCACAATTTAACTTTGAGGAAGACCTATGCTTATAGTTGCCGTCGCCGCATACGCCGCCGCCATTGTCGCTGCCAACTTGTCTGTGGCTGCTTTTGGTCCTGCCATCTCGCCCGTAAATGCTTTTCTGTTCATTGGGTTTGACCTAGCTCTACGCGACTGGCTGCATATCCGGTTGAAAGCCTGGCAGATGCTGACGTTGATCGTTGCTGCTGGCGCGTTATCATATGGTCTTAACCCCGCCGCGGGTATCATCGCGGTTGCTTCTACGACTGCTTTTGTCGCCGCCGCCGTCGTCGATTGGGGCGTGTTTGCCGCCGTTAAAGGTTCATGGTTAAAGCGGTCCAACACGTCCAACGTAGCCGCGGCAGCCGTTGACAGTCTAGTATTTCCAACTCTCGCGTTTGGCGCGCTGATGCCGCACATCGTGGCCATGCAGTTCGTCGCCAAAGTGCTCGGAGGCGCGCTGTGGACATGGGCGCTCAACAATGCGCGAAAGTGAGATCGAGAAGCACTTCGTCTGGACGGTGCAGCGCATGGGCGGGACGGCCTACAAGTTCAAGTCGCCCAACCACCGCGGCGTGGCCGACCGCATCGCCTGTCTGCCGGACGGCTCGACGTGGTTCGTCGAGCTGAAGGCACCCGGAGGGCGGCCATCCCCGCTCCAGAAGCTCTTCGCGGCCCGCATGAAAGAACTCGGACAGAACTACACGATACTATGGTCAAAGACGGAGATAGACGAATGGCGCGCATCCTTGTTGCCTGCGAATACTCAGGTGTAGTCCGGCGGGCGTTCCGCGCCCGTGGACACGACGCATGGTCCTGCGACCTGCTTCCGGCGGAAGACGGTTCGCCGCACCATTATCAGCACGACGTTTCTACAATCCTCAACGACGGCTGGGACTTGATGATAGCCCATCCACCTTGCACGCATCTCGCCGTTTCCGGCGCGCGTTGGTTCAAGGACAAGCAGGCGGAACAGGTTGCGGCGCTGGACTTTGTTAGACGCTTGTTAGACGCACCTGTTGAGCGCATCGCGCTGGAGAACCCGATTAGCGTCATCAGCAGCCGCATCCGCAAGCCCGATCAGGTCATCCAGCCGTGGCAATACGGCCATGGCGAAACCAAGGCGACCTGCCTGTGGCTCAAGAACCTGCCAAAACTGACGCCGACAAACGTCGTTGACGGCCGCGAAGCGCGCGTCCACAAGATGCCTCCCAGCCCAAACCGCTGGAAAGAGCGCAGCCGCACCTACAAAGGCATCGCTGCGGCGATGGCAGAACAATGGAGTTAAGACCATACCAGAACGACGCGGTGACGTTCCTGTTCGAGCGTGACCGCGCCATGATCTTGGCCCCTGTGGGCGCGGGCAAGACGGCCATCACGTTGCGGGCCATGGCCGAGATGAAGCGCGACGGCCACGCCAAGCGGTGGCTGGTCGTGGCGCCCAAGCGCGTCTGCACCGACGTGTGGCCGGTCGAGGTCAAGAAGTGGGCGCCCAATCTGACCATGGCGGTCGCCATCGGCAACGCGGCGCAGCGCAAGGCGGCGTTCGCGGCCAAGGTGAACATCGTCGTGTTCAACTACGACAACCTCGACAAGATGCCCGAGGGTGACTTCGACGGCATCGTCTTCGACGAGCTGACCCGGCTCAAGAACCCGTCCGGCCTGCGTTTCAAGGCGCTGGTCAAGGTGCTGGACCGCTTCAAGATCCGCTGGGGCCTGACCGGCTCGTTCACGTCCAACGGGCTGGAGGACGTGTTCGGCCAATGCAAGGTGGTCGATGAGAAGCTGCTGGGCCGCACCAAGGGGGCCTTCATGCAGCAGTACTTCGTCTGCATCAACCGCGACTTTGGCGAGTGGATGCCGCGCCGCGGTGCGCTGGAGCAGGTGATGACCCGCATCCGCCCGGCGACGTTCGTGCTGGAGCCCGGCGTCTACAAGGACAAGCTGCCGCCGTGCCATGTCGTCGAGATGCGCTGCGACATGCCCGACCGCGAGCCATACGAGAAGATGAAGAAGGAATTCGTCTGGCAGGACATCACCGCCCTGTCGGCCGCTGCCGTCACGACCAAGCTCCAGCAGATGGCCAGCGGCTGGGTCTACGATAGCGTCTCGACGGCGTCCGACACTGCGGGCCAGTTCAAGGTCACCAAGGCGGCGCACTGGTTCTCGACGCACCGCTTCGACCTGCTGGACGAGGTGCTGGAGGGCAACCAACGGGCCAATACGCTGATCGTCTACAACTTCATCGAGGAGCTGGCGGAACTGAAGCGCCGCTATCCTGGGCGGCTGTGGACGCTGGACGACGGCTCCGACGTGATCGAGCGCTGGAACGCGGGCAAGATCCCGCTGCTGGCGGTCCACCCCAAGTCGGCGGGCCACGGCCTCAACCTGCAACATGGTGGCCACCACCTGGTGTTCCTGTCGCTACCGTGGTCGCTGGAACTCTACGAGCAGGTCGTCGGCCGTCTGCACCGCAGCGGGCAGGAGCGCGACGTGTGGGTCTACGTCCTGCTGACGAACAAGACCATCGACGAGCGCATCTGGGCGGCCCTTGCCGACAAGCGCGCCATATCGGACATCGCACTGGAGGAGTTGAAGGGATGAGTTGGAATTGGCACGATTTGAACGTGGTTCTGGCGATGCGTGACGAGCATCAGGTCAAGGCCATGCTGGACGAGGAGGTCGAGGTCCACAAGCGCCCGACCTACGCGGTGCGCATCCACCAGCGCTACACGACGCTGCGCGCGGCGCGCGAACGCAGGGAAATTCTCGCCGCACTCTCAGGAGACAAGCCGTGAGCGATTTTGTGGCCAAACTGCGCGCCCGCACAAGGCCGGAAATATGCGATTGCGCCATAGGCATTCATCTGGCCGATGGCAGCGAACCCGATGAAGACTGCGTAAAGGCTGCCGACACCATCACCCGCCTCACCGTAGACAACGAACGGCTCCGTGCGGCATTGAAGGTCGCGCACAAGTATGTGCTGGTCCAATCGTGCGAGCTATCTCTTATGCCCGAAGACGCGGCAAGAGACCTTGCTATTATTGATGAAGCGTTAGAGGAGGGTTGTAATGATTGAACTTGGTAAGCAGTACAGGACGGAAGACGGATGCGAAGTCCGTATCTATGCGCTGGACGCAGGTGGTCAAACTCCTGTTCACGGGGCGATTAAAAGAAACGGCTTATGGATTGTAACCTCGTGGTCAAAAGAAGGCCGCTGGAGCATCAGCAACTCCGAAAACAACCTCATTGAGGTGAAGCCCCGCATCCAACGTGAGTTCTGGGTGAATGTGTACCCTGATCGCTTACAGACCCATTATACCGAAAAGAGCAAAGCTGACTTCTGCGCCGTACCGCACCGCATCGCCTGTGTGAAGGTGATCATTGATTGCGAGGAGGGGGAGGGACTGTGATCAAGGATGAGCAGATCCCGGATAAGGTCACGCAAAGAGTGAAGGCGCTTGTGATCAAGATGAGGTTCCTTGGAACGCCAATCCGTGACTTTGAGGCGCGTGAGATTGCTGCCGCAGTCATCAATGCGTGGCCGGGGGTCGTAGATCACCCAGAAACGGTTATTTCGCCGCGCTGCCTGTGGCTCTCCCTGACACAGGAGAACAACAATGCTGACGGTTGATAAAATTCCTTACGAGGTAAAACGCGCCATGCGTGTGGCTTGGGCAAAAAGAAAAAACAGTGATGCTCCTGAGAAGGTTATGGCTGATCTTGCTGTTGCTATGCTCAATGCGTGGCCGCGAATGGAAATCCACACTGACGGCACTGAGGACTGGATTGAACTGATCCTGACACAGGAGAACAACAATGGCGGCGATTGATCACACCTCGTGCGGCCCGTGCGCCAACGTACTTTGCAGTCAGTACGGCTGTCAGAGGCAGCGGAAAGTTATTGCTGACTATCTGCACCCGCATTACTCAGCGGTGATCGTGCCACAAGGCTGCATCTGCCCGCCCACAAGTGAACAGACCTGTATGAACCCAAAATGCCCGAGGAGGTTGCCCCGCACATGAGGCGTTTCCGTCGCATACCTATCCCCTGGCGCGCGCACCCGCTGGTGCGCCGTCTGTACGCGGAGATGAACCATCAGCAAATCGGCGTCACCGACATGGCCGAGCGGACGGGCATCTCAAGGCACACGTTCAAGGGCTGGCGAACGCGGCACTGCCCCCGCGTTGCGGAACTGGAGGCATGCTATAACGTCCTTGGAATGAAACTGACCGTAAAGGTGGTGGAAGATGAATGACATTCTAGACGAACGCGAGAAGACCCACGGCGACTACCACCGGGTGGCCATGATGGCCCAGGAACTGAAGGACGCCATGCGCCGCGGCAAGAACTGGAGGACGCTTGACGACACCCAGCGCGAGACGCTGGAGCTGATCGCCAGCAAGATCGGCCGCATCCTGTCAGGCAACCCGCATGAGGTCGATCACTGGCGTGACATCGCGGGATACGCCACGCTGATTGAGCGGTGGCTCACCCGCGATGGTGAAGCGCCTACTTCTTGAGCGCGCTGTTGATGCCGTCGCGGATCGTAGCGCCCAGCGCTGCGGTCACGGCGAGCTGCACTGCCGCCTGGAGCGTGATGTCGCCCACAAGGTAGGACGCTGCGGCGCCGATGACGGTGACGCCTGCGAGGATGTAGGTCTTGTAGCCCTTGAGCATGTCAGTTACCCCTTCTTGGTGCCGGGATACTGGACCCACGGCAGTTGAAAATGTGGACCGTCCTTGAACGTCTTCCAGTCGCCGCCCCACTCCAGCAGCACGCCTTCCTTCTTGGCGGCTGCCTTCATGCGCTTGGCCAGCTTGTCGTACAACGGCCAGTCCCAGCGCACCGCGCCCTTGATCGTGCAGGCCAGATCGACGGCGTGAGAGTAGCCGTTGGCGGCAGGGATGTGACGCGAGCGCAGCGTCTTGCTGGCACCCTTAGCCTTGAGGATCTTCTGCTCCTCCAGCGTGCGCACGCCGCAGGTGACGACGAAGCCCGTGTCGGCCTCGGCCCAGTCTTCAGCGCAACGCAGCACGACGCGCACCAGGTCGGGGTGGACGCCCTTGAGCTTGGCGAAGGACGCGCTGTTCAGCTTCATTTCCTCAAAGCCTCCTCGATGCTGTCTAGCTTCGCCATGATCGCGCGGCTCGTCTCGCGGATCTCCTTGATCTCACGGTCGTGCGCCAGCCGCGCCGTGTTCGTCTCAGCTTGCAGCACCGCGATAGCCGTGTCGTGTTTCTGCTGCTGCCGGTAGATGACCCACACGAACGCAGCCACGGGCATGATGACCCACTGCATGATAGCGTTCAACACCTTCAGCGTCTGATCGTCAAGCACGGCACGTCACCTCGACATCGCGTTGCGGTTTTCCTGGTTGTTCATCTGGTTCGGCGCCGTTACGACAGGCGCGCGCTTGACAGCGCGGCTGATCGGGCCGGACGGCCTGCGCTGCGCGGGCGCACGCTGGGCAGACCGGCGCATGGCAGTCTCCAGTGCTGCGGCGGCCTTGTCAGCGTCCAGAAACTCAGACGCAATTTCTACCGCCAACTTCTCGTTAATCTTTCCTTCCAGACGGTCAATGATGACGTTGGCAATCGTAGCCAAACGGTTCAGCAGGTTGAGCCGCTCAGCCTTGCCAGCAGGCATGGCGAGGTCGGGCGCGGCCTCTCGGCCCATCTGCGCCAGTTCCTTGACGCGCTGGTCGCGCGACAGATCCATTAGCACGCGGTCCACGTTGGCCTTCTGCGCCGGTGACAGAATGTCGGTCAGCTTCTCGTAGGTCGGGCCACCTTTGAGCGCCTGCTTGATGGTGCGCGGAGCTTCGCGCACCGCACCAGCAAACACGGACGCCCGCTGGCCGCCTTCCGGCACCGGGGCTTCCAGCTTCTCGCGGAGGTACTTGCCGACGTCCATTTGATTGATCGGCTTGGAGCCCTTCTTGAAAGCTGCCTGCGCTTCCTTCATCGAAGGAATGGCCGCAGTCAGATCATCCTTGATTTGGGTCAGTTCGCCCTTGATGAACTTGTTGTCTTCCTTGGCGATGGCCGACTTGAGGCCATCGATTGTCGAGGCCACTTCCTTGGCGTTGGTGCGCGGCACGAGGATCGGGTTGCCTTCTTCGTCCACGCCCGGCTTGACCAATCCTTTGCGGATGCGGCGCATTTCGACCAGCAGCGGCTGGTTGCCCGGGTTTTTGCGAATGGTGTCGTCGATGAGGCCCAGCACGGGCGTCGTGTCCACGACATCGCCCGCCATTTCGGCAGCGGTGAACAGCGGTTCTGACCGCGCTTCGCGCACACGTTCAGCGCGCGCCCGCGCTTCCGGCGTGCGCTCAATAGCACGAAGCTGGCTGACGCGCCCTGCTTCCTGCACGTCCTTCAGCGCCAGCGCCTCAGTCGGCAGTTTCTTCGCGGCCTGTTCGCCCACGGCAGCAACGCGGGGCAAGCCGACATCGGCAGTAGCCTGCGCAAAGGTCGGCCGAACGCCGGGAATGATCTCGGCTTCCGGCGCGCGGGCAGCCGCCAGCAGCGCGCTGCCGCGGCCCTCCGCGAGGTCCGTGTAGAAGGCCGTCTTGGGGTCGATGATGTCGCGGGCTTTCTGAACGGCAGCGCGCGCGGCTGTACCTGCGGTTTTGGCCCCCGGAACCTTGACGGGTGCCGCCGACATGACGACCTGCATCATGTTCATCACGTCAGGCTTGGGCAGCCCCGTCTGGCCGGAAATCCAGTCCGCGCCCTTGTCCATGTTCTCGGCAACAAAACCCAGCGCCTGCTTGGCGAGGTTGTTCTGGTAGGACGGCGTTTCAGTTACGCCGGTCATGCGACCGACAGGTGCCGACACCGCGCCCAGCACGCGCGCCTGGCTGGCGGCAACATCTTCCGCACTCTGGCCGGTCACCGCGCCCGCGATGCGCTGGAACGGGTAGGCCACCATGGCCGCCATGCCAGGCACGCTCTCCGCAATGATGTCAGCCGTCGAGGCCGCGCCACGCAGCACCTGCTGGCCGAAAGTTTCAGGTTCAGGCGCGGTAGGCGCAGGGGCAGAAGGCGCTGCCATTGCGCCCACGTCATAACCCTTGGCCTTCAGCTTATCCAGAAGCTGGCGCTTGGTTGTGCCCTCGGGAACGTTCTTGATGACGGTGCCGTCAGGAAGCCGCACATCCATGGTCAGCCACCCAGATCGTTGAAGTCAATGACATCGCCGCCCGCAGCAGCGCCACCGTCGCCAGCATATTCAAACTGGTTCTTGTACTTTTTGAACAGGCGAACAATCTCGTCTGCGGCCGCCCGCTTGATGTTTGCTGGCACGTTGGGATTGGCTAGATTACCTGCGGCGTCCTTGTACGACTGCACGTCGTAGTTGGACTGCGGGCCTTCAAATCGCGGCACCATCTTCAACGCTAAGTCAGCAATGGGAGCTAGCCGCGCAATTGCCGCCGATTTTTCAGTTCCATATGAAAACACAGCCGCCGCAGTATCAAAAAGATTGCTGAGATAGCCGCCTGTCGCGGAGTCTATCAAGCCGCCCGGTACCATAGCACGTTCAATTTCAGAAACAGCAAGCCCCAAGTCCTTGATGCGCTTTTCGTCAGCTAGCCGCTTCTTAGTCTCTTCCGCCTTTTCAGCGGTGGGTTTAGGTTGCAGCACTTGCGGCGGGGCCTCAACGTCAATTGGCCCCTCGCCTGCGGGTGCGCCAGCCGTAGCAGGCACAAGCTCGCCAGTTTTTTTGTTGAGGATAAAGATGCCCTGCGCGGTTTCGACCGTTGCGTAATCTCCTGCCGCTGGACGGCTTGCTTCGGCAGCCTCGCGGGCTGCATTGGCGCGCGACACTTCCAACTGCCCGCGTTGAATGCCCAGCGTGCCCTCTTGGTACGGCGTCAATATGCGGTCGAGAACCGCGCGGCCAGCTTCATCCTTGGCCAGTTCAGCCTCAAGAATAGCCTTGCGAGTGGCCGTATCGGGGATACCCTTGAGCCGAGTGATAAATGGCGCAAACGTGTCGCGGACTTCGGCTGGCATTAGCGACGTAGCGCGGTCAAGCCCAATGTCGCTAGCGTCGGAATAGGCCGCCAAAACCGACGGCAGCATGGCCTCAGCGGCGGCTGCTTCCTGCTCCTTCTGAGCCGCCTGCGCCTGCTCGGCCCGCGCCTGTTCGATCTTGTAGATGTTCTCCATGCCCGCCGTGCGCGTCTGCATCATGGCGTTCACGTCCGGCAGGCGCGGCTGCGCCATCTGGTTGCCAGAGAGGATAATATTCGGGTTGGTGACCATGACAGACGCTCCTTACGCGCGCTGGCCGGGCGAGGCAAAGCCCATGGCGCTATTTGTAGGCGTGATGGCGCGGAGATAGTTCTGGTACGGCAACCCAGCCTGATACTGGCCGTAGGCTGTTGCAGCATCAGACGCCAAACCCGCAACGTTGCCCAGCGTGTTCGTGAATGCGTTGGCCCGCCCCATGGTGCCCGCCGACCGAATGTCGCCCAGCGATGTCGTCAGCCCGCCAACGGTAGCCGCCGTCGATCCGACGTTCGCCGCCTGGCCCGACGCTGCCGCCTGACCAAGCCCAATCTGGTACTCCAGCGGCTGCAACTTGGCTTGGCGTTCTGTCAGATACCGCTGGAAGGCGTTCTGGTATTCCTGGCTGGCTGCGTCCTGCCCAAACCGCGTGATGTCCTTGAGCGTGCCACCGGACTGCAAGATCCCACGGGAGGCCGCAGACCGCTCCAGAGCCTTGAGGCCCTCGGACATGCGGAACTGGTAGCCGGGGTCGGCCTGGAACTGGTCCATGCCAAACGGCGTGTACTGCGATGCGGTTGCGTAGTCGGCCAGCGCGTTGACGCCGGTCTGGCGAAACGGCTCCTGTAGCCCGATCTGCCGCTCCAGCGCGCGCTCCTGCTGCGCAATGGTGGCCTTGGTGGCCCTTCTTTGCGACTTGGCTGCCGACTTGGCGGCGTCCGACTGCGATTTGCCGCCGAGTATAGATGCGCCTGCGCCAAGCGCGGCAGCGCCCAGAATGGCTGTGCCAGTAGCTATTGCCATGACTGAACCCCTTTCATGTAGGTGTGCTCCATGGGCTGAAAGCCAGCACGCTTGTAAAATCTATCCATCTTGCCCACGCGGCTGTCTGCCAATGCAATCATAAACACGGCGCTTGCGCCCTTATCTTTAGCCCAAGTCTGCACGTTCTGGAAGAGCTTTTCGCCCGCGCCACTGCCGCGCGCTTCTGGGTTCAGCC